GGGCATAGTAAATCTGGTCAACCCCTATTCAAGCGTAGGTTCATACCTGCTAGTCTCTTTGATAATCCTTACCTAGCTGAGAGTGGCGACTACGAAGCCATGCTTCTGTCGTTACCTGAACATCAGCGTAAGCAGCTACTAGAAGGTAATTGGGACGTAAACGAGGGTGCAGCTTTTCCTGAGTTTAACAGAAAGATACACGTAGTAGAACCATATGATATACCTCGTAGCTGGGCTAGATTCAGAGCTTGTGATTACGGGTACGGAAGTTTTACAGGAGTAGTATGGTTTACTGTCACGCCAAGCGAACAACTTGTAGTTTATAGAGAGTTATATTGTTCTAAAGTAACAGCTACAGATTTAGCAGATATGATACTAGAAGCAGAAAGTGAAGATGGTAGTATCAGGTACGGCGTGTTAGACAGTTCCCTGTGGCATAAGCGTGGAGACACAGGACCGTCCTTGGCTGAACAGATGAACGCAAAAGGATGTCGTTGGAGACCTTCTGATCGTTCTAGAGGTTCTAGGGTTGCAGGTAAAAACGAACTTCACCGCCGTTTGCAGGTAGACGAGTTTACTGAAGAGCCAAGGTTGGTTTTCTTTTCTTCCTGCACCAACATAATAGCGCAGCTTCCAGGTTTACCTGTGGACAAAAGAAACCACGAAGACGTAGATACAAATGCAGAAGATCACTTGTATGATGCATTAAGGTACGGTATAATGACAAGACCACGTAGTTCACTTTGGGATTTTAATCCTGTAGCTCAACGTTCAGGCTTTCAAGCTGCTGACTCAAACTTTGGATACTAATAATGGCTGTAAATGAAAACGAACAAGCGGAACTTTTCGAGACAGATGAAGTGTCTGTTATTCAAGATGGGGATGAGCTAGACGCAGGTAGCGTGGTGGCTTTTGTAACGGAGAAATTTAAACGTGCAGAAGATGCAAGATACACAGACGAAAATAGATGGCTTCGTGCATATCGCAACTATCGTGGTTTATACGGCCCTGACGTACAATTTACTGAAACTGAAAAGTCTAGAGTATTTGTTAAAGTCACTAAAACAAAAACCCTAGCTGCATATGGGCAAATAGTAGATGTATTGTTTGGTAGCTCACGTTTTCCACTCACAGTAAACCCTACCACATTACCAGAGGGTGTAGCGGAGTCAGTACATATTAACATTGACCCCAACGCAGAACAAGCTCAAGAAGAACTTTCATCAGCCTTTGGAAAAGAACCAAAGGTTACTTTTTTATTTGACCCTGACGAAAAGTTAAAACCTGGCGAGACTATGTATGACCGCATGAAACGTCTAGGTCCTCTAGAAGATAAACTAGAGCAGATGGGTGATAAAGTTATTGAAGGTCCAGGTACAACTCAAAGCACAGTTACTTTTCATCCTGCTATGGTTGCAGCTAAAAAGATGGAAAAGAAAATACACGATCAGCTAGAAGAGAGTGGTGCTAATAAACAGCTACGTCACACAGCTTTTGAGATGGCACTCTTTGGCACTGGTATAATGAAGGGTCCATTTGCTATTGACAAAGAGTATCCTAATTGGGATATGGAGTCAGGCGATTATAACCCTACTATTAAGACTGTGCCATCCACTAGCCACGTTTCAATATGGAATTTTTATCCTGATCCTGATGCGTATAACATGGATGAGGCTGAGTTTGTAGTTGAGCGTCACCGTATGACACGCTCACAGATGCGTGGTTTAAAGTCAAGACCTTTCTTTAGAGAGGAGTCTATTAACGAAGCTATTAACTTAGGCGAGTCATACGAAAAGAAATATTGGGAACAGGACATGGAGGACGAGGCACAGTATAATTCCTCTCCTTACAGGTACGAGGTTCTAGAGTTTTGGGGTTACGTAGACACAGATATACTTGCAGAAAATGGAGTTACAATACCTAAAGAATTAAAAGACTCAGAGCAAGTAAGTGTTAATGCTTGGATATGTAATGGTGTAGTTTTACGGTTAGTTTTAAATCCCTTTAAGCCATCACGTATACCTTATTATTCTGTGCCTTACGAATTAAACCCATATAGTTTTTTTGGTGTAGGTATAGCTGAAAACATGGATGATACACAGACCCTTATGAATGGGTTTATGCGTATGGCAATAGATAATGCTGCATTGTCAGGTAACTTGATCATAGAAGTTGACGAAACTAATTTAGTTCCGGGACAAGACCTGTCTGTATACCCCGGCAAGATATTTCGTAGGCAAGGAGGAGCACCAGGGCAAGGTATCTTTGGCACTAAGTTCCCTAACGTAGCTGGCGAAAACATGCAATTGTTTGATAAGGCAAGGGTGTTAGCTGATGAAAGCACAGGATTCCCAAGTTTCGCTCATGGTCAAACTGGCGTCAGTGGTGTGGGGCGTACTGCTTCTGGTATCTCTATGCTTATGTCTGCTGCTAATGGTTCTATCCGCAACGTTGTAAAGAACGTAGATGACTACTTAATTGGACCTATAGGTAGGGCTTTCTTTGCGTTTAATATGCAGTTTGACTTTGACAGCGAGATTAAAGGTGACTTAGAAGTTAAAGCATCAGGTACAGAAAGTCTCATGGCTAACGAGGTACGCTCACAACGCTTGATGCAGTTTATGGGTGTAGCATCTAACCCAGCGCTTATGCCTTTCGTAAAGAGTGACTACATCATACGTGAGATAGCTAAGAGCATGGACTTAGACCCTGACAAAGTTACTAACTCTTTGGGTGATGCAGCCATACAAGCAGAGATACTAAAGAAGTTTCAACAACCACCACCTGCTCCACCAGAGGGAGCACCCCAAGGTCCACCAGCACCACCATCACTAGGAGCAGCACCAGAGCAAGCAGGAGTAGGTGTTCAAGATACTACAGGCGCTGGGGG